ATTACCCCATCTCTTATTCCTTGTCTAATGAAAGCATCATGATAAATCGGAGTAGGACTAAACCCTAAATCTGTTAATGTTCTTTTTCTCATGTTGCGAAGTTCTAATAACAGACCGTCAGAAGTACCACTCTGTGTACTAGTAGTCAATCTTTTTTGAGGATTTAAAGAAGAAAATACAATTTTAGTTGTAACATTTCTACCTTCCGGTGTCCAAATGTCACTTTTTAAGGAATGGCCGGGTGTTTCAAAATGTGTTATTAACAAAGAATCACCAGATTCTACGTATTGATAGGCTTTTTCAGTGGCAAGTTTATACTCATTTTTATTTTCAGATTCTATTGTAACCTTATGTTTGCCATCTAAACTGTGAACATCAACTTTAGCAAAATGTACAGCATTATCAACAAAAACAGGCTTTCTTACATCTGCCATTAGAGTATCACATTCTTCTTCCCATCTACCCTTAGTAGATTCTATACGGCCAGCAAGTGTACCCATTAAACACCATCTCCACTATGGTCACTTGTACCAAAAGTTACATCTCCTTTATGTCCTTTAGGGTGTAAAGACTGACTAAATCTAGGTTTTACTGTGAAATCTAAACCAGTCACAGCATCATCAGTATCTAACTCTTGCCGTCTTCTAGCAGCATCTGAGCGATGGTGTTGTAAAGTATTTTCACTAATAACAAGTCTTGTTACTGCTTCACTTAAAGAAGTATTATCGAAACCACTTACACTAGAACCTAATAATTTAGGACCAAAACAATCGGGTATTTCAAAATTAGAACTTGTGCTATCAAACAAAAATACCGGATGATATGGACCATTAGTGTTTGGTAATATACCAGTTGCATAAGGTGTATTTGCACTTGTAGTAGGTACTTCATAATTAAATAAACCATATTTTCCAGCACTTGTAGAATATAAATAATTTAATGCATATTGTGGAGAACTACTATGTAAATCATTATTTAATCTAAATAATTGTATATGTTTATTATCTAATAGTTTTATACTTTTTAACATAAATTTAACACTTTTATCATTTTGGTTATTACGTTTTGTATTTAATTTTAAAGTATTATTTTGATATGGGTTAGTAGTTTTTTCTGAACCTGCTAAATTATTTCTACCCCATCCAGTATCATCAAATAATCCTGCATGTACTTTACTTTCCATGATATAAACACCACCATACGGTCTAAATGGTTGTGTATGAGTGAATCTTAATGCAGAATTTATAGGAGCACCACGACTTTGACGTGCAAAAGATATAGTTGTTAAATTTAAATCAGTTAAGGATAAAGTGTTACCATTACCAATATCGGGCTGTAAAGCCCCTTCAAGCACGATTCTTTGACCAATATTCCTGTCTGTATGTAGACTGTGAGCCTCTGTATTGATAACAATATGATTCGTTTCAACACCACTTAAAATATCGCCATCTACACCGATTCTAGGGCTACTTCTTGATATTGCATCCACATGAACAGATATTCCTACAATTTTTTCTGTCCTTGGGCTTACTGTAGCCTCCGGTTTTAGCAATCCATCGTCTGAAATATCTAGCGTATCACTGATTCCTCTAGGTAGTTCATCGGCTTGCAGTACAGCGTTACGGGGGCGTAACAACCCTTTACCGAATAGAGGTTCTGCTGTATGCGTACTTAGTACCATACCAGTCTTTTCTACAGGTGCTGAAAGTGCTGTAAGAATGTCTTCATTGAAGTGAGTAGGATACCTTACCCCTCTACCATTACCCATATCACCAATCCTCATAGCATGTGTAGGTGCAAATACATCAACTAAATCATTGTCATTACCGTTTAGATTAGCATCATTATCAGTACCGCCAAATCTTGGAATAGTGTAACCTGAACTAATACTAACCGCACCAGTACTAAGGTTAACTATACCCTTCATGTTAAAGATAGGTTTACCATTATTCCAAACTCTATCATACGGACTTCTGTTGTTAGTTCTATCATATTCGTAGGCATCACCACAATCCCACGCTGGTCTAATACCAAATCCACGCACAGGAGCACGTCTAACGTCCTCTCCACGCTCGTTTGCCCACCAATCTATCAGATAGTACTCCGAGGCTTTAGAGAGGCGTTCTATGCCCTTTCCTTCGCCATCCCCCCACCAATCCCTACGAGTACCAGCAGGGTTGCGTATAGTACGCACAGGAACACCGTATGGCCTTGTCATTCTACGACCATCACTATAGCGAACAAGATTCTCAGGTTTATCTATTCCTAGCATACCTGTGAAGTTAGTAGCAGTTTCCATTACACCTACATAGGTTTGCCCCAAAACACCCACATTAGGAGTATCTAAGCCCCCACCACCGTAAATCCAAGTAGATGTGTCATACTTGGATTCTTGTACAAGTGGACCGGAGTGATAATCAGTCGTGAATACCGCATAACCACTAGGTGAACCACCAACTGTTTTTTCCGACATGAATCTAAGACTATGAATCCCCCATCTAGGTTTGTTTAAAGCCTGTCTTAATGCTATTCTATAACCGTAACTTCGTCTTTCAGTACTACTTCTAGCACCTGTACCTCCCTCCCAACCTAATTGAAGACCTTTTGTTGAAGTGTTAATATAACTACCACTACTGCTACTATCATACCCTTTATCACTAATATTGAAATCTAAACTACCATGTTCGCCGGGATAGTGCCATGATAAAACAGCAATCATGTATTCATCTAAACTACTTGCTTGTGGACCTCCACGACTACCGCACGGCCATAATCTATGATAAGTGATATTACCAACATTATCACCAACATCGGTATCATCGCTATTATACGTCACAGAGCCATCTTTAGTAGTGTTAGGAGACTTAATGTCCATGTAAAATGGCCCATAACTCATAGAATAGGTTGCAGCAAAATAATGGAATGTTTCAAAATGTTCAGGTAGAGAATTATACATAGCGGCATCCACAGCATTACCATTCCACGCCCTAGAATCATCATCAGAAAAATATGTGTAAGGTCTACCTAAGTTTGGATGTGATTTACAAAGGAAAGCATCGGGTAGATGTAGTGATGAAGTATCCTGACTACCATTAATCAAATCCGGCAAAAAGTGAGCAAAAACATTCTTTTTCTTATCTATTAAATGAGTATACGGGTCATTAAGAGAGCCTGTTGTAGTTAATGAAATAACAGCACCAGCAAATAAATTATCCCAAAACACGTCACTATTAACATTAAGATGTATAGTATTAGGTAAATTAATTTCATCACGAGCATCACCGGAACGTCGAATATATTGTTCAATGTATGTAGCACCATTTTCAGCCTGATATATTAATTTTTGACCAAACAAAGGTGTTCTAGGTAAAACGCTTGCATCATCTACTGTTATAGTACCATTACCTTGTGAAAATGATATTACAGTACATTGAGGTATTAAAGATATATTTTGTAAAGTGCGAGAATATATATTTGGATATATTGAAGGATATCCTTGCATTGTTAATTGATTTCCTATACTTCCATAAGTACTTTTACTAAATTGATAATAATTATGAGGTGCATATTGAGATATACCTATATAATTAGTATATTCATCTAAATCTGTAATATAATTAGTAGTTTCATAATTTATATTATCAAAAAGTATAGTCCACCAAGGAATATTCAAAGTATATGCAGGTGTAGCGTCAGAAAACATAGGTGAATAAGGAAATCCTTGTCTAGTAAATGAAGGAGTTTCATTTAAGTTAATACCAAATGGATTGTAAAGTAATAAAGGAGGTATGTTTGTAAATTGACTACCATAATCCGGGCTTACATCCAACATTGTTTCGTTAATAAAAATCTCACAACCTCTTACGTCTGCATTAGTGGTTTTTTCTAAAATTAAACTTATAGCCCCTGTTTGTGAACTATGGTCGGAAATGCCGACTACCGTGTTAACTTGTTGATACGTCATGCCTTTACCATCAGAACCGCTATTTTTACTGTAACCACGTATTTGATTAACATGTAGATTAGGTTGTATAATAATTTGATATGCACCTACTTCAGCAGGGTCAGGGAAATGATATCCTAACGTATAGTATGCTGCTGCCTCTAAAACAACAGTGTGTCCACCTATTTTATTAATATCTCCGCCTAACCCTGTAGAGGCTAAAACGCCGTAACCATCGTATTTGATAGCAGTTTCAAACATTAGAGTGAATGCACCTCCATGAATATCACTAGGACCACTAGGAGCGGCATTTATACCACTAAAGTTTATTTCTGATTCTAAAGGATTGATGAAATCTTCAACTAATGTAGTATTAGTTTTCTTCTCTTCGGTGTCGTAAACATCTTGTATTGTTGCACTATCTAAGAATTTTTTCTGCAATCTTTGTTGAGCACGATGTTTCTTGTAAAGACTTTGATACGCTGGATGTGACCAGTGACCGGGCAGCATAGGCATTGTTGGAGTAACAAAGTGATGCCCCATTCTAGGATAAGGCATTGGTGTAAGTACTGGTTTACTATATCTGTTATAGGCTACCGTTTCATTACCAGTATACTGAGTATGTGCCATATCAGGAGAACTACCGCTTACTTCAGCATGGTCACGCATTCTACGAGCAGCAAAGAATCTAGCACTACCAGCAGGTACATAGTAAGAAGGGACTACTTTGAGGTCAGTTACAGTCTGTCCAGCCATAAATGTAGCAAAATCTACATCACCTACTATAGTAAGAGTAGTACTACCTTGTGAGGTGTAAGAACAAACAACACCTTCATCAGTAGTTGGATTATATACTCTTAAGAATTTTCTACTATCTTTTACCTCTTTAGTACCAAAACCTGCATTAAACACGTTAGTATTTAGTGTAGCATCAATGACTAAAGCGTTAGTTGTCGCATTCCAACTAGATACAGATACTGTATCAGTTTCTATACCGGAAGCATGAGTATACACTGTAGGATAGCGGTGTGTATGTGAATGACCCATTTTAGTTACATGGAAGAAAAGTGTCTTATCGTGTAATTCATATGAAGTTTGCAAAGATTCATTTTTCCAACCGTCTAATGTACTTTTGTAAGTTAGAGGGTCAATGTGTTCCCAGTTATGATTTTCATAATTTGGTGCTTGTCTTGGACCTTTTACTGTATTGTTAAAGAAACGTTCTAATTTATTATCAGAAGAAGGGGCTGATACACCTAAGTCTGCATGTAACATACCACCAGAACCAAAAGTTTCATTTTGATACGCTTGTATAGGGTCAAACCCGCTTCTGACAACTATATTACCGGGTATAGAATCAGGATTGGGTAATGTTATTTTAAGATTAGATGGTTTACCACTATTAGCCAAACTAGGTGCTGTTCCTTTAGTAGTTCTATCTTCAATTAATCTGTAACCTCTAATTATAGTACCGAAAGGACTACCGCCTTCGATTTTATGAACTTGACCTGAATCATCTAATACATTTATGCTATCAAACTGTATTTCTTCATTTGGTATTTGTAAAACATTTTCTACTTTCAAAGGATATCTAGCAGCGAGTTGTGGATGTGCTAATTCTTGAGCCTGTAAAATTGGCAACATTGCACTATTTGTAGTCTCAAAACTAAATCTAACATTACCAAATATCTTCTCACCTGTAGTGTATGCTGTGTTATTTGCAACTCTAGTCGTGAAAGGCACAGCACCTAAACCACGAGCATTAATTGCAGGTAATGACAAGTTACCACCATCCATTCTTTTCCATACTACATTTTCCGTGTTAAAATTCTTGATAGCGGAATTTTCATAAATTTGATATGCATTTACATCACCCATCCAATAGGTAGCAGATTTATTTGCCTGATAACTAGTAGTATGATGATGTGATGCTACATTTCTTTCAACTAAATTATTTATTCTATCTACTGTAACTGTACCACTTGAACCTCCAGCGACTGTGAGAACATCTCCAATTTGATATCCAGTACCAGCACTAACAAGAGTTACGCTATCGAGAGCATTTCCATTCACACTAACCACATTAACTCTACAACCTGAACCATTGCCACCAGTAGTAGCAGCAAAACCAGTACTATACCCGCTACCTGCGGCACTCAGTGCTATACTTTCCACAGGTCCAGCAGTTTCAGGCTCTAAATTATAAGAACCTGCTGAATAATCTAAATCATATATTAAATCGCCAGTTTTAGCCCTATCAGGAGTTGCATTTTCTAATTCTAAATCACTAGATACAGAACCATGCATGTGTTTAGTAGCACCAGTAGGGAATAGAGTATCGACCCAAGTAACATCTGATTCAAATGCTGTAGATTTAGGTACTACCATATCATGTACAATTAACGCTTCTACGTTTGGTCCTGCATTGGCTGGTGCAATGAATCTGTCTTGACCGTGAAATCTTTCATCCCAAAGAGTAGTACCTGCATATGTTATAGCATCTGACGATACACCATGTATTTGCAACCAATCACCAGTAGCAGTAATACCATCTCTATCATATTTGGCAATTAATGCACTTTCAGATTCATAACTTACTACTAAGAATGCACTACCATATAAGCCAACAGGTTGTGAAAGAGTGTCAGGTAATATTTCACTAGAAGATGTTTGACCATTCGTTTTGTTAAAGTTGATTGGAGTGTTAGAATAGTTATGATAATCAGTAGCACTATCAGTTTGAATTAAACTATAACCTCTAGTTGATGCACCTGCAATCTTGAAGCCACCGGAATAGAAACTATCTAAATAATTACCTAAATCAGCAGCAACTCCATCAATAGGTGGTACACTTTCAGGAGTATCAAACAAAGGATAAGTGTGTGGTAATTGACTCAATGTTGTAATCATTGTACTCGCAGAACCATAAGGTGAGAAAGATAACATTGAATGATGTGCTCCTAAACCAGCACCATAACCTTCCGTTCCAACTTTCAAACTGTTAAGATAAGAATATCTTTCACCAGCCCATCCAACAGCACCAACTGGTTTTGTTCTATCAACAGCATCCACAATACCTGAGAAGTGAACTTGTGTCATGTGGTCACGAGTTGAATCATCTTCGTTGTTGAAACGTATAGTACCTGCTTTAGACCAAACAAATAAATTACCATCAGGGCTTGTATTAACATCAAATGTACCATTAGCAGCCGCTTTTTTATGCTGTGCCAATCTGAATCTTGCTTTGAATGTACTAGCAGCAGCATCGACAACTAAAATTTCTTTAGTATGATAACAAGCACTTTGTGTATTACTATTAGCATTATCGACTGTATCAATTGCAGATTTCAACCAGCCCGATGCAGGTAAATTCTCTAACAAATCTCTATTAGTAGTAGTTGCACTTTCTACATATCTATCAGTAGCACTGTATGTTCCAATAGCACCAGTGTCAACCCACCCATATCTATCTTGTCGCATAGCATTACCCATTGAAGGCATATGTGTACCTCCAAGTGATTTGAGTGCTCCAGCACCCGGAAATGCGTTAATTGCTGCACCTAACACAGTGGCTAATTCTTCACCATTCTGACACCTTGTAGCATCAACAACAATGTATTCTAATTTGCTATCAGATGATGATACTGTTTCTGAACCGCTATAATCTAAAATTCTACCAGTAAGTGGTCCTGCAACTCTAAATGCTGTAGGATGAATTTGATTATCTCTAGTCCAAGTAGTTGAAGAATTACCACCTACAATTCTTGTATTTTTCTTTGGATGAACAGGATTAAATGTAAGTTGATTATCTAACCAAGAACCACCAGCATGTAATCCCCCATCCATATGGAATACTGTATCAGCACCCATTGTAATACCGAAACCAATTGCCGGAGTGTGTCTTAATGGCATTACACCATTTACCTGACTACCAGTGTTACTTCCATCTGTTATTGTATAAATCTGACCATAATACCTACCATGAGCAGGTCTTTGATACATAGTTCGACGAGGATGACCAGCAGGTGTTTCCCAGTTTACTATGGCTTTCCAATGATATGCTGTATTGTTGTTATAATATGTTATATCTTCAGGTAAATAGTCGCCGTCTTTGTTAGTAATATGATTAGGGAATGCTTGTTTATCTCCAGTAAATCTAGGTACACGAGACCAAGTATTCCCACTTGTAATTATTCTACCGGAAAAAGGTTCGTTAACGTTTTCTGTACCTGTAGAATCATGTACACCTGTAAATGGGAATGCTTGACCCGGACCAAATATCATGTATGTAGTTTTATTATCTGTACCATCACGATGGTCTTCATATCTAGCAGTTGGATGAGCAAAACGCATTACTAAGGGTATAGGTTTTGCTTTTACTACACCTCTAGTGTAAGAAGTACCACCCCTATCTAAATCAGGTGTCAACATGTTATCTTGATTGAAGAAAGGTGGCATCAAACTACCACGATGTTGGTTACACAACGGAGTACCGGGAAAGAAGGCAAACATAGCATTACAATCTAACATAGCAAAACTAGTCGATATTTCATTTGCATTCTGAATACCAGCAGTACCAGTTGGTCCACTAGCATAAGGATGAGTGTAGAAAGATGAATAATCGTTTGTAGTACCGTCATTGACATCTAGTGTAACACCTGTAAATCCACCACCAAAGAATACTGGAACACTATGGTCAGGACTACTTTTACCACCTTTAAAGAATGTAATTGGTTCGGAAAATACACTACCTAAAGTCCTAAGACCTGCAAACTCTCTAGCCCTTTCATCACCATACAAAGTAAGTATCTGATTATCTCCAATAGGAGAACCAACAACTAAAGAAGTAGCAGTTGGTGGTGGTAAATTGATACCGGAAGAAGGTTCAAAAACTAATTTCTTTTCAGAATCTGCACCTTGTTTACTTTGTACTATTATAGAACCAACTTTGTAAGGAGAACCATTATCTACAAAATATGCTCTTTTCTTTTCACCAAATGCTTTCATACCGCTTGCTGTAGAAGAATCTGATGGTATCAAGAAATTCCATAGTTCAGCATCAGTAAAAGCATCGATAGCCGCACCATCTAATTGATATGAAAGCCATGTAGACGCTGTATCTACTCTGAATTGAGGGCTATCTATTTTTGGTAATATATGGTCTCCAGAACTTCTAGTGAAAGTAATACCATTAAGATTGTTTTTCCACGCTGTTGTATCTACAGGATTATTAGTTGAATTTACAAATACAGGAGTTGGTGTGTTTGTATGTTTACCTTTACTTTTTGTAACTATTTGAAGTAAAGTACGTGGTATGTAACCGCAATCAACTTTCTTACCTAAATCTAAGTTAGCATCTGTAACAATATGATTTGGTGGACTTATATATATCGCACCTGCAATGGTACTGATGTCTTTTTGTTCTCCAAATTCTAAGTGTGCTGCTTGAATACCTAAATCCGGGTGTACTGAAGCAGAAAAACTTTCAGATAGATATTTACCATCATTACTGAACGGTGTAATAACTATCGAATCAGGTTTTACACCCCATTCTCCAAAAGTCTTACCGTCTGTAGTATACATATCAGTACAATCAAAAGTTGTAGGACTTGTGGCATTGATTGCAGCAGCAGTAACAGCAGCCATTAACTCATCAGTAACTAATGTAGTGCGATTTAGAACAGGGCTGATAATATATTCAGTAGCAGTACCAAGATTCCAACTTGCAACACTTGGTGTCAAACCATAAAAATGACTGCCACCTTGGTGTGTATAATGGAAGACTTTAGCAACATTTGCATTACCAGTACCATCTATATCGGATATTTGTAAAAGACCTCCATTTTTAGGGAAGCCAAGATAATCCAAAAAACCACCTCCCAACCAACCATCAGCGTTAAAGGGTTCTTCCTCAATAACTTGTAGTGTACTTTGGTTTTGAAGAGGTTGTTGTAATTTAACACGTACAGTTGCTTCAGGAGCATTCACTGCGTTCCATAGATTACCTGTCCAAGTTTCGATGACAGGATTAGTAGCATCCCCTGTATCTAACATACCCGTAGCATCACCACTACCACTCATGTTTTTACCAATAGTAAACCCGCCTTGGCTCACATCCTTATCATTGAAGAATACACATATTTCTTGACTAATTGTTGAAGGTAAATCTTCAGCCTTTTTGACAAAAGATTCTTTACCACCACGAGTATTTTCCCTTTCTCTATAAATAAATCTTACACCATAATTATTACCTAAATGGTCTTCAAATCTGAAACCATATAAATCTCTTTTAGATTCTCCTTTCACTAATTTAATTTTTTCAGCATTAGATACATGCGAAGAATAACTACTTGCTACATTGTTTCCATACCTTGCTTTATCTTTAGTAGAGAATGTACCATATCCCCATTTTCCTGCAACATCTGTAAAACCGGGTACTCCAGTTGCTACTAAACCACCAAAATTTACTCTAGCGATAGCAGATTTACCAGTTCTTAAACCTTGAATTAAAGTAGAAGGTGAACCTTCAGATTCAAAAGACTTAGGAATTGAGGTATTATGCATTTGACCGCTAATCACGTCTGATATACTTTGTATTGTATGTTCTTCGTCTGTCCCATAGTCAGTAACAGCAATGACTTTATCTTCATTTTCATCCTCTAAATATTGTTGTAATGTTGTAATTGGTGCGAATGGTCTGCCATGTTTGTTAAGAGGCATAGGTGCAGGATGCATGTTTTCACCCTGTATATCTTCAGGTAAAGCCCAAAAGTTACGCCACCTACCACCATGACCAATAATAAATTCAGGTTGATATTCTGTTTGACCTTGACTATTATCTAACCAAACGCAGAAATTTCTACCACTTGCTCCCGGTACTGTGCTGTGTATAACTACAGTCCAACCATTAACGCCATTTCTATCGGTAACGGCTCTACCAATATGTGCTCTTAAATAACCCATATGTGTACCTTTTTGAGCAGATGAAAAACTCTGTTTAGTATCCCAAAACGGAGAAGGGTCATGAGCAGAACTGCCGTCACTTAACCTAGCATTCAACGCTGCATATTGATTAATTGTACGAACTATTTCTTCAGCGGCTTCTAAACTGTTTCTAGTTTTTAATCCTATAGAACCTGCATCTATGGATAGTCTTCTCACAAAGCCCATATCTTTCCACTGTGGTAAATGTTGCAACCTAGATTCTTCATGAGTATCTAACGATAATGTTTCACTTCTTATACCTTTTAATGATAAAAATGCAGGTATAACACGAGTACCATCAGGAGTATCAAAAAATGTTGAAGGGTCACGGAAAGAACAAGCAGCAGTTGCATTTCTTATTTTAATTAATTGACTAATAAAATCGTTGCCTTTTCTCCTAGATAATTTATGATAGTCGTCTGCTATCTTGGCAATTGAAACATGTGATGCGGTTTGAGGAGGTAAACTATTTGAAAAAGTGTAACCTGAAGAAGCACCTTGTGATGAATATTCAGTGTGTACAAAATGACCATGACCTTTACCATAAAGTCTTGAATACCTATTGTATTTCGGTGTAGTGTTTGCAGAAGATATGTAATTACTAGTTAAATTGGTAGCCTGTTTATTCGATAAATCGTGAGCATAAGCACTTTCAATAAATTTAGATTGTTGTGTAGAACGAATAAGGCGATTTTGGGAAGGATAACCATTAGCCACATCAATTTGTGTTGTCCAAGCACTAGGCGAAGAACCATTGTAAGAAGCAAGATAGGAATGTAAATCAGTTCGAGTTGTATCAGTATCTTTGACTACATATCTGTTCCAACCAATATGTGTTGTTTGTAATTCACTTTGTACTTGCATATGTAAATCTTGGAATGCAATAAACTCTCTATCATGGGCCACATCATATAACAACACCCTTGCATGACCTTCATCGGAGAGATAAGGGTCTACATAAGCAACCGTAGGTGCTTCTACTGCTGTTAATCCTAACGACTTGTAATTCTCTTCTATCGTTTTATTTACATGTTGAGCGAAATTTCTTGCAGTTTCTAAACAAGTGTTACCAATTAGGAAATTTTCTAAAGGTATACTATCTCTTGGATTTGAATTTAAATTACCTTCACCATTGTTAAAACCAGTCCAAACTTGTGCCTCATTTAACACACCTCTACTTTTGAAAAATAAACCTTCAGTTGCATGAGGGTTGTTGTACGACATGTTACCCCAAATTGTATCGCCATTTCTTAGACCACCCGAAGCATAAGGATTAACCCAAGTTTTATTCAATATAGCGTCTACATCATCAAAGTCATCACAACCTACACCTAATTTGTAATCAGTTATATTCCCATCAATTTCCCTCAAATCACTATCTGATAATGTAATGACTACACTGCTATTGTTATGAACAGCAATACTGTCTACTGTACCGATTGTGGCATAGACTTCTTGAGGTGATGTTTTGTGAGCGAAAAGAACATCTCCTTTTCTTACATTTAAACCAGATAAATCAAACAAACCTACATCATCTACGGGATTTACAGTTACTGTTTTATTAGTGGTAGAATAAGCAGTTATTGCTATATTAGTGTCTACTTTAACATTAGAAATTAACTCATTGGCTATACCCATTTTTTTATCGTTTGTGCCTGTGTATGATTCAAATGTAACATTACTTTTTGTAGATACAAAATTATCATAAAATACTCTTCTTCTTTTTCCTACAAGAGTCATTTTTTCTCCTGCTAACACAGAAAAATCTGGATAATTATTATTACCACCCAAAGCGTCTGCAACACTAAAAGCCTCATAATAATATAATATAATGCTGGTATTATCACCATTTACTATAAAATTATTGTCAAAATTTCTATATTGATTTAATGTCCCATAGTAATGAAATCTTAAAGTTTTTTTAGTTGATGGATGAACACATTGAACTTCGTAAAAAGTTTCTCCTGTTCCTGTAACTAAATCTGATAAATCATCAATACCTATATCGGGAAATAATTCCATGTCTTCATCACTTAATGTAATTTCTAATATACTCCCTTTTGTAACAGTAGTACCAATTACGTTAACGCTACCAATAACAGCAGATGCTCTTTTTGTTTGTATTTTTTCTGCGTGTGGATTGGTTTCAGGTCCTTCTTTAAACTCTATAGCACTAACATATTGTCTCATACCGTAATCAACATTACCACCTTGCGTCTTAACGCTCGCAGAATCATAATATGTATTACTTCTATCTTCATATTCTGAAGATGGTGTAAAACTATCAGATGCTAGTACTATAGCACCATCATTTGTGTTTGGACCTCCAACTGTTACAGGTGTACCAGCAATAGCATTTTGTCTAAAATTGGCAGACGGGTAGACTAATGTAAGAGTTTTAGTGTTTGTAGTTATCGCTGAATAAAAAGCCCAATCACCACTTGGTAAAAACACCTTTCTATATCTACTAGTGGTATTATTTTTTATTTGTTGATACTTGCCAGCAAGTACAGGTGTTGGAAATATATTAATATCTTTAACAACTAAATTATTTCCAGATAAACTTTCTATTACAGTGGATGTAAATGGGCTGTTATCGCCAAAACTATATGCAGATTCTACTTCTCTATCAGCAGGAGGTAAATCAATCGACCTTTTTCCTACCGGACTAGGATTGTAACTATGTGCAGTCATAGTGGCATCTAAATGTATTTTGAAAGAATTATTTGGTCCTACATGTTTGCCAAAAAATTGATTATCAAAAAATGGAATTTCTACCAATGCTCTTGTACTAGCGAATTGAGTACCTAATTGATAGTCATGATTAACACCATTCATTTTTTGAAACATACGGTCATTTACAGTTGACCCATTATCAATTAAACTCTCATCGCCAAAATCCGGTTCACTGTACACTGTTTTATTAATTTGAAGTATCGTTGAATCTGTATTAGAAATATAACCAATATAACGTAATAGAAGTTTAATTGAAGCAAATTCTGTACCATTGCTTGCTACATAATAACCATCGCCTATGTATGAAAGTGATTGAAAAATGAAAGTGTTGCCGGATTTACTTTGATAACGTGCTTTACTCCCATCTTCAAAATAAATGTAACCAACTTTTGGAAATCCATATGTACCCCAACTCTTCATATCATTAGAGTGGTTATTTAATGGTGATACAGTAATACTACCTCCACTAGTTGTATTCAAGTAATCTGCTCTTACTGAATATGACCTTCTTGAAGAAAATGGTAATCTACTAAGTTTACTTTCATTATAAGTAGGTTTAGTATCTACTGCACCTTGACCCGGACCACCTAAAGTGACTGTGACAACAGGGGCATTAGGTTCGATTTCTTTAACAATGTGAGAATCAGGACTACCTTTTCCTTTGAAGTCTATAGATTGTGATACAAAAGGAGTAAAAATACCTTCACATTCTATGACGGTAAAAGAGCCATCTTCATCGTTAGTTTCTTTTATACCTCTTATCACTGCCCTGTTAAGTAGATATAACAAACTCATTTGATTAACATCATTTGAATCATCTAAAGCATGTTTGATATGTGCCAACTGATTAGTTCTAGTCCTATCACAAGGTTGTATAATCAACGCCATGTCTGCTAAAGATGGATTCTCTACATCTATAATATTATCAATAACATCAAAGAACTCATGTATAGATGAAGATACTCCTGATACCCCTGTATCAAATTGACCGTCTGAAGGACTTCCAAC